TCATTTAAAATAATCAATGACGAAAAGAATTAGAATTACAACCGTTAAATATAGAAAAAGAGTTAATAGACCTCCTTTAAGACTTCCTCGATCTATTTCTACTGGTGTAACTGCTGATTCTACATTAAAAATTAGAACTGAAAATTACGAACAGCTTGGTGTTGCTACTTCTGGTGTTACTTATTTTGTAAAAGCATCTGGTGCAGTTTTTAGTTATAATTATATAAATGTTTATGATTTTGTTTCCAATTCTCCTTCTTATGAGAAGTATAAAGGATTATTTGGTAAAATGCGTATTGATTCGCTTAAAATACTTTGTTATGCTGTTAGATCTCCTTCTTCTGATGGTTTGGCGACTCAACTTATCGCATTTTACCCAAATTTTACAAGTTCTTCTACTTTAGTTGAGACATTGCCAGCAAATGATGATACTTTGCCTCTTAATTATAATTCTTCCAGGCCTCATGTTAGAACTTATAAGTTTAAAAAAGGTCATTTTTTTGGTCCTGAAGGTACTGGATATGGTGTTGATTTTAATCCTGGAAAAATACAATATTTGCCTGGTCAAATTTCTGTAGTTCGTGCTTTTCCTCCTCAATTTGTTCCGCAATCTGGATATAATATTATTTATAATATAATTATAAGAACTACGATTACATTTTCTGAACCTATTTGGTGATAGGCTTGACCGCAGCGACAGCAAGGTCATGATTGGATATGTGGGATTAGATAATTAATGCTTAAATATCCACCATTTTTTATATATATTATAAATAAATAATTTTGTCCCGTCGCTACCCCGGTTTATATATAAACCGGGGTGTCCCGCCGTGCCTTAGTATTATAAGGCACGGCGGGACGCGGGACAAAAACGTATAATATATATTAAAAACGGTAAAGTATTAAAAACGGTTCTTGAACCGTTTTTAATTGTTTATAGCTAAAAATATCCTAGTTATTTATATATTAATGGCTGCGGTTGCAAGGAATTGGCTGCTTACTTTAAATCAGAAGGAAGGCGAAAGCCTTCCTGATGCCGAAGAATGGCTTCAAAATTTATATACGTCGACGAAGGCGACGTATGTCGTTGGCCAGCTGGAAGCTGGCAATGACACTGAAAGACCTCATATACAGGCATATGGAAATTGGTCTACTAAAATAAGGTTTGGTGCGCTTAAGCGATACGCACCAACTGTCAATCTTCGCGAAGTGAAGATTGACAATGGAGTGCGCGATTACTGCATGAAAGAAGAAACAAGAGTTGCCGGTCCATGGGAATTTGGTAAAATACCTCTATCGCGTAATTCTAAGACTGATTGGGCTCTTGTTAAACAGGTTGCTATGTCAGGTGAATTTGATAAAGTTCCTGACAGTGTTTATGTTAAAAATTATTCTACTTTACAGAGAATATATAAAGATAACTGTAAAGTTTTACCATCTCCAGCTCTTCGTGGAATTTACATATATGGAAAATCCGAAGTTGGCAAGAGTACTCTTGCCAGAGAATTATTTCCTGGTGAATCTGTATATACCAAACTTCACAATAAATGGTTTGACGGTTATCAAAATGAATCTGTTATTATTTGGGATGATTTAGGATTAAGTCATCCTTTATATTTTTCAGATTATTTTAAAGTCTGGACTGATAGACATGGTGTTCGTGGTGAGACTAAAGGAGGTGTAGTACCTTTAAACCATAAATATTTTATTTTCACTTCGCAATATTCACTTGAAGAAATGTTTACAGATCCTAAGACTTATGAAGCAATGCGAAGAAGATGTTTCGTCTACGAAATGGTGCATTATAAAGAAGTGAATGTTAGATCAATTTTTGATATTCCTCAGATGCTTGAGTTCTTGTCTGGGACTACCAAGCCAGACGTCGAATTGTTCATCAAAAGAACTTAACCGCAGCGACAGCAAGGTTATGATTGGATAATGGGAGTTAAGATAAATAAATAAATAAAGATTAGGTATTAATTAATATCATTTAAAATAATCAATGACGAAAAGAATTAGAATTACAACCGTTAAATATAGAAAAAGAGTTAATAGACCTCCTTTAAGAGTTTCTCGACCTATTTCTACTGGTGTAACTGCTGATTCTACATTAAAAATTAGAACTGAAAATTACGAACAGCTTGGTGTTGCTACTTCTGGTGTTACTTATTTTGTAAAAGCATCTGGTGCACTTTTTAGTTATAATTATATAAATGTTTATGATCTTATTTCCAATTCTCCTTCTTATGTTAAGTATAAAGGATTATTTGGTAAAATGCGTATTGATTCGCTTAAAATACTTTGTTATTCTGTTAAATCTCCTTCTTCTGATGGTTTGGCGACTCAACTTATCGCATTTTTCCCAAATTTTACAAGTTCTTCTACTTTAGTTGAGACGTTGCCAGCAAATGATGATACTTTGCCTCTTAATTATAATTCTTCTAGGCCTCATGTTAGAACTTATAAGTTTAAAAAAGGTTATTATTTTGGTCCTGAAGGTACTGGATATGGTGTTGATTTTGATCCTGGAAAAATACAATATTTGCCTGGTCAAATTTCTGTAGTTCGTGCTTTTCCTCCTCAATTTGTTCCGCAATCTGGATATAATATGATTTATAATATAATTATAAGAGCTACGATTACATTTTCTGAAGCTATTTGGTGATAGGCTTAACCGCAGCGACAGCAAGGTTATGATTGGATAATTGATTAAGATAGTTAATTAAAGATAAATATGGCAGCCATTTATATTTAAATAAATATAAATATAAATATATAATATATTTATATATGGCTGCTTTGGCACGCCGGCGTCTTCTAGTATTATAAGACGCCGCGTGCCGCGTGCCAAAAACGTATCCCGTTTTTATATAGAGTAAAACTATTAAAAACGGTTCTATGTAGTAGAACCGTTTTTAATGCATTTTTAATTATTAAATCTTTAATATTTATTTATATGAATAAAGAAGGTTCGAGGGCAAGGAATTGGCTGCTTACGCTTAATCAGCAGGAAGGTCGTGACCTTCCTGATGCTGAAGAATGGTTGAACAGGCTGTTTACAGAGACTAAGGCAACTTATGTGATTGGCCAGCTCGAGCGTGGCGAAGAGTCAGGCCGAGCACATATTCAAGCTTATGCTAATTGGCCTGATGCCATTCGTTTTGGTAGACTTAAACGATTTGACAATACAGTCAATCTTCGCGAAGTGAAGATTGACAATGGAGTTCGTCAATATTGCATGAAAGAAGAAACAAGAGTTGCCGGTCCATGGGAATTTGGTAAAATTCCTCTTTTACGTAATTCTAAGACTGATTGGGCTCTTGTTAAACAGGCTGCTAAGTCAGGCGAATTTGATAAAGTTCCTGACAGTGTCTATGTTAGACATTATTCTACTTTACAGAGAATATATAAAGACAATTGTAGAGTTACACCTTCTTCTTCTCTTCGAGGAATTTACATATATGGAAAGTCCGAAGTTGGTAAGAGTACTCTTGCCAGAGATTTGTTTCCTGGTGAACTCGTGTACAATAAGCTTCATAATAAATGGTTTGATGGTTATCAAAATGAATCTGTTATTATTTGGGATGATTTAGGATTAACTCATCCTTTATATTTTTCAGATTATTTTAAAGTTTGGACTGATAGACATGGTGTTCGTGGTGAGACTAAAGGTGGAGTAATACCTTTAAACCATAAATATTTTATCTTTACGTCGCAATATTCACTTGAAGAAATGTTTACAGATCCTAAGACTTATGAAGCGATGCGAAGAAGATGTTTCGTCTACGAGATGGTGCATTATAAAGAAGTGGATGTTAGATCAATTTTTGATATTCCTCAAATGCTTAGCTTCTTGTCTGCATCCACAAAACCAAATACAGAGTTGTTCATTAGAAGAACTTAACCGCAGCGACAGCAAGGTTATGATTGGGTAATGGGAGTTAAGATAAATAAATAAATAAAGATTAGGTATTAATTAATATCATTTAAAATAATCAATGACGAAAAGAATTAGAATTACAACCGTTAAATATAGAAAAAGAGTTAATAGACCTCCTT